CACCAAAGTTATATGAAGAAGGATTTGATTTGATTGAGTTTCGACAAGGGTTTAAATCTATGAATGCACCAACCAAAGAACTTCAGGCAGCGGTTGAAAGTAAAAAATTTAATCATGGCAACAATCCAGTTTTGCGTTGGATGGTTGGCAACGCATCGGTGAAGTCTGATCCAGCTGGAAACATAAAACTTGAAAAAGACACACGTTCACCAAACAAAAAAATTGATGGATTGATTTCAAACATTATGGCATTTGGTTTATGGCTTGACAAACCTGATTCAAATAAATCTTATTTAGAACAAGGTGATTTATATATAATATGAAAATACCAAAAAAAATATATGATGTACTGAACAATAAAAGGAACTTTGATTTCTTGTTTCTTGAAATGCTTCGACATCATTCACCTGAAGATGCTTATGATATTGCACTTGATTTAGTTCATAATTATGCACCACATTTTAAACACTACAAAGACTTTGATTCATATCGTGTGATACTATCAAATAAAAACAATCGTGAAATTGAAATTCCTGAAGAAATAATTATTGCAGTTACAAAAGGAATTGATGATTTATTTCATAAGCATTTAAAGAAAGTTAAAATTAGAAAAATGGCATATGATTTGTGCGTTCAAGAAATAAATAAATATTTACCTGAATATAAACCACATCGAAATTATCAATCATTTAAAGCACTTCAATCAATAAATCATAAAAAAAAATAATATATTTGCATTTTACATTTATAACTTGTATTAAATTTCATTTAAAAATCCCTGCATTCTATACAAGTGTAGGGATTTTTTAGTTAAAAATATTACATTTTAATTAAAAACTAATGTTTCATTTTTGCATTAGTGAATTTATTTGGATTTGAAATCAAAAGAATAAATCCAGTCTTATCAGAAAAAAAAGGTTTCTTAAATGCAACTTTTGGTGGAATGGTTGGAAGAACACCAGTCACCGAAAAAACTGCAATGGGACTTTCTGCATATTGGGCTGGTGTGCGAAGAATCTCGGAATCAGTTGCAATGCTTCCAGTTGATGTGTTTAAAAAATCAAATGGAAAGCGTGAACAAGTATCACATCCAACTGAATATTTATTAAATGCTGAAGCAAATTATGAATCAATATCATTTGATTTCACACAAATATTAATCACATCAGCAATCAATCATGGGAATGGGTTAGCCATTATTGAACGTGATCAGTTTGGTACACCAACATCATTGGTCAATGTATCACGTGAAATTTGTGAACCATTAAAGTATGATGATGAAATTTATTGGAAAGTTGAAATAAAAGAAGCGTCAAACAAAGGGGAATCTTTGCTTGTAAAAGATGCGGACATTATCAATTTACGTGGGTTCGGTGTTGATCCAGTCATTGGTTTAAGTGCAATACAAGCGCACAAACAAAATCTTGGGTTATCAATTGCAGCACAAGATTATGGTGCAGACTTTTATAACAAAGGAACAAGGATTGATGGATATATTGAATATCAAGGTGTTTTGAAACCTGAAACAAAAGATGCTATAAATCAACAATGGCAATCAAATTATGGTGCAAATGGTACACGTGGAACTGCAATCTTGGATGCTGGTTCAAAATATCATCGTATCGGTTTACCACCTGAAGATGCCCAATTTATAGAAACACGTAAATTCCAAAAAAATGAGATTGCAACTATTCTTGGAATACCATCTCACATGATTAATGAGATGGAAAATTCAACTTTTTCAAACATTGAACACCAATCAATTGAATTTGTTACTTATTCAATTGGAACTTGGATTGAAAAAATAGAGCAAGAATATAGACGTAAACTTCTAAAACAAAATGAAAAGGTAGATCATTATTTCAAACACAATGTTGATCGTTTATTGCGAACTGATGTCAAGACAAAAGGTGAATATTATAGATTGATGACTGACATTGGTGCTTATAGTATAAATGATGTTCTTGAATTGGAAGACAGAAATCCAATTGAAGGTGGTGATGATCGCTATGTTCAAATCAATAGAATCCCTATTGAGGATATGAAAGAATATTATAAAAAAGAAAATAATAATGAATAAAATAGAAAGACTTGCAGAAGTACGTGGAATTAATGAAGCGGAAAGAACTGCACAATTTGTGATATCAACTGAATCCATCGATAGACATGGAACATCGTTCAAACTTGATGGATGGGATTTGGAAACATATTCAAGGAATCCTATTGTTGGATATAATCATGTAGTTAGTGGTGACAATCCTGATACTATCATTGGAACATCACGAGTGTTCAGGGATGGTGATGCGTTGATTGGTGAAGTAACATTTGAACGTGAAGGAAACAATCCTTTAGCTGACAAAGTATTCAATAAAATGCAAGATGGTATTTTAAAGATGGCAAGTGTTGGAGCGATTCCACACGAATATCGATATGGTCAAGGAGAAGAAGAGGATAGAAATACTATTTATTTCACACGTCAAGAATTGGTTGAATGGTCAATTGTGAGTGCTGGTTCAAATCGTGATGCTTTCAAACGAAGTGCTGACCAAGTTGATGAACTTAAAAAATCACTTGAGGTTGAAGAAGAAATTGTTGAAATGGGAATTGAAACAAAATCAGCTTTGCGAAATTATCACAAAGTTAAAATTGTTACAAAATACCTATAATCAAATAATTGATTTTTGTAGTATTAAAATTTAGAAAATGAGAAATAGTAAAGTAATAAGAGAAGAAATAGGTGAAGTAAAAACTTCCCTTGATGCTCTTGAAAATTTAGTATCTGAAGAAAATAGAGATTTTTCTGAAGATGAAAAAGTATCATTTGATACAAACATGGAAAGATTATCAAAATTAGTTGATGAACTTCCAAAAGTAGAAAAAGAAGAAGAAATAAGAATGAAAGCAGCAAATTTAGGCGGAAGTCCTGTAGTGACTGAAAGCAAAGAAGAAAAAGAAATAGTAAGAGATTTTTCTTTTGGTAAAGCGGTACGTGCAGCATTTGGTGGAAAACTTGATGGTGTTGAATTAGAAATGGCACAAGAAGGGGAAAAAGAAATGAATGCAATTGGTAGAAGTGCCAATGGTATTGTTATCCCATCAATGATTTTAAATCGTGCAGTTGTTACCGAAAACGGAACAAGCGGAGTTGAAACTCAATCTTTTGTTGATGCAGTTTATGCAAACACAATCCTTGATGAATTAGGCGTTACTCGAATTAGTACATCAAGCGATCAAAGAATTCCAGTCCTTGGTGCAGTAAGCACACAATGGGAAACTGAAACTTCAGATGCAATTGATGGTGGAACTGCAATGAGCAAAAAAGACCTTGCTCCGAAAAGACTTGCAGCTTATGTTGATTATAGCAAACAAGCAGCTATGCAACACAACGAATCACTTGAAACTGCATTGAGAAACTCAATTGCACAAGCGGTTGGTGCTAAAGTTGAATATGCTTTATTCACTGATGATTCTGCAAATGGTGCGTATAACTATTTAGGTCAAGGAAAAACTCCGGTGACAAATGCAAACATCACATCATTGATGATGGCATTAGTTGAGGAAGTACAATCTAATAACCACAACAGAGGTAATTTAGGATTTGCAATTTCAAATGATTTGTTTACTGAAGTTTATACGGCTGCACAAGTTAGTGGTGTTAATCCATTAATCATTAACGAAATGATTATGGGAGTAATGGCGAAGTTTTCAAACCAAATTGCTGACATTACAAATCCAGCGGTTTATTATGGTGACTTCTCAAAAGTTCAGATTGCACAATTTGGGGGTATTGAAATACTCGTGGACGTGTACACACAAGCAATCAAAGGAACAAATAGATTAATCTTGAATTCTTATTGGGATGCTGCACTTGTTCAAGATGCTGCAATTTCAGTTGGAACATTCGGATAATTCATTTAGTAATTAGTTAATATATAAAGGGGGTTGGGGTTTTCCCTAACTCCCTTTTTTTTTAAAACCAATGATAAGAAATAAAAAAATAACAAGCTACACGCCATCAGTCAATTGGGCTTTGACATTAGATGAGGCAAAAAGACATTTAAACATATTAGATTCATCGTTTGATGATTTAATTAATGATTACATAGCATCTGCACACTTGATGCTATACAACGAAGCTGGATTGCTTATCAAAGGTGCGGTGACTGGGTACATGGATAAATGGGATGATTTTCGCATTGATGTTAATCCAGTTGATACATTTATTATCTACTATTATGATACTAATAATGTAAGAACATTACTAAATTCCTCATCATACTTTTGGACAAATGGTCTTTATTCTTATGTAGAAATGAAAACAGATTTGCCAAATTTATATGATCGTGATTTTCCAATTGAAATTGAAATAACAACTTTGGCGAACACTGATGACATGGTGAAACAAGGATTGAGAATGATAGTTTCGGATATGTTTGAAAATAGACAATCAACTATTGTTGGGAGTAATTTACATAACTTATCACGAGGCACACAATTCCAACTATCAATGATAAGTCAACGTACTGAAATATGAACATAGGTCGTTTAGATAGAAAAATTGTCATTGAATCACAAACGTTTTCAACCAATTCAATTGGCGAATACACATCAAGCTGGTCAACGTATCACACAACTTTTGCAAATGTGCAACGTGGACTTGGTAATGAAAAAGTTGAAGCGGATCAAGTAACGGCAACAAGCAAGGTTAAATTTAAAATTCGTTTTTTTGATGGAATTGATGAATCAATGCGTATTTTATACAATTCCAAATATTATGACATAACTGATATTCAAGAACTAAATCGTGAAGGGTTGATGATTTCTGCTAACAAAAAGTTATGATTGAATTTAAAAAAATTGAAGGTATTAAAGGGGTTCAATCTGAAATTAAATCACTTGCAGATGATAAATTAAAAAGACGTGAAATTTTAAAAATATTAAGAAGGCAAGTAAAGCCTTTATTAAAACAAATAAAAAGTAGAACACCAATTGCAGAAAAAGAAATTCAAGTCAGAAAAACAAAATATAAACCACAAAATTTGAAAAAATCAATGGCAATAAAGACATCACCAATAAAAAATTATCCAAATGTTTTGGTTGGTCCAAGAATGGGAGCAAATAAAAAAAATGATGGATTTTATGCTTTTTTTATTCAATATGGAACAAGTAAAATGCCAAAAAATGATTTTATTGGTGATGCTTTCAATTCAGTTGGTGCAAGTATTGAAAAAGTTGCAAGTAAAGAATTGGAAAATTATATAAATAAAAAAGCTAAAAAATTAAATTTATGAGAATAGAACTAACAACGGATTATGCAATCCATACGAAAACATTACCTGAAGGTACACAATTACGTGTATCGAATAAATTAGGTAAGGAATTAATATCATTAAAAGTTGCAAAAGCACTTGATGGTTTTACTGATGAAGAAATGGTTGAACACATTGTTGAAATCGCAATAAATAATGAAGAAAAACCGAAAGTTAAAAAAGTTACAAAGAAGAAAAAATCTAATAATTAATATTGTATAAAATTTAAGAAAATAAAAAAATGTCAAGTACTGGAATCCTGAATGGAACTTTAGCAAAAATACAAGTGGCTGGAACAACAGTCGCACACTTAACATCAAACTCATTGACATTTGATATGTCAACAAGAGATGCATCAACAAAAGACTCAAATGGTTGGAAAGAAGCATTAGAAGGTCAAAAATCATTCAGTGGTTCAGCTGAAGGGTTTTTTGCTGAAGATGCAACTTATGGATATGAAGATTTATATGATGTATTTGTTGCAAGAACCAAAGTAGTTGTAACATGGACCACCGATATAGTTGGCGATATGGAGTACAGCGGCGATTGCTTTATTACATCACTTGAAAGAACTGATGGACTTGAGGAATCAAGCACTTTTTCAGTGTCTTTTGAAGGAACTGGTGCAGTGACAAAAGCTGCGGTAGTATAATTTTTGATTTTTGTTATATTGTATGAAAGGGGTGGGTTGTTACCCATCCCTTTTTTTCAATATATAAACCAATAAAGAATATGATAAAAATAAAAAACAAAGAGTACAAATTTAAGTTCGGTTTCAAAGCATTAATGATGTTTGAAAAAGAAACTGGAAAAAGTGTTGCAACATTAGGTGAAAACATTATGATGGAATCAATCGTTGACATTGCTTATTCAGGAATGAAAGCGTGTGGTGAAAAGGTTTCAAAAGACTTATAATTGATGCAATAGATGATGACATTAGTTTGATTAACGTTATTACGGAAGCAATGTCAAATGATATGGCTTCGTTTAATAATTTAGGCAAAGAAGCAAAAAAGTAGGTTTGCCATTGATTAATTTTATAAGGGGGTTTGTTCTTGGTGTTTTAAAACAAACTCCTTTATGTTTAGATAGTTATTCAATGGTTGAAATTTATGATGCTTACGTTGGACATAGGTTGAATGAAAACATTAATTCACGTGTTCACTGGGAAACATCAAGACTTATTTCTTTTGTCACTTTAAAATCACAAGGGCAAAAGAGAATGAAAAAACCACAAGATTTAATTAAATTTGAGTGGGAGGAAACACATGATAAAAAAGGAACAAAATCAAATCCATACACAAAAGCAGAAATTGAACAATTGAAAAAATTAAAACCAAATTGGTTCAAATAAAATGGCAAGAAAAAGTATAAACATTAGGGCTGGATTTGATTTGAAAGCCTTCAGCGATTCAAGTCAAAATTTACAAAGACAATTACAATCGACAAGCAAAAAAATGATGTCGATTGGAAAATCAATGTCATTATCATTGACTGCACCGATTACATTGTTGGGGGGGGCTGCATTTAAAACATTTGCAACGTTTGAGCAATCAATGGCAAAAGTTCAAGCAATCAGTGGATCAACTGGCAAAGATTTTGAAAATCTAACGAATCTTGCAAAAGATTTAGGTATTGCAACACGATTCAGTGCATCGGAAGTTTCTGAATTAATGTTAAATTACTCGAAACTTGGGTTTAGTTCTTCAGAGATTCAAAAAATAACTGGGGCAACTTTAGATCTTGCACTTGCAACTGGTGAAGATTTAGCACAATCCGCTGAAATTGCTGGTGGTACATTAAGAGGTTTTGGTTTAGATGCTTCAGAAATGGGTGTGGTTACTGATGTAATGGCAAGAGCTTTTTCAGGAAGTGCATTGGATTTGCAAAAATTTTCTGATTCAATGCCAAAAGTTGGTGCGGTTGCATCAAGTTTGGGCATATCGTTGACGGAAACAACTGCAATGCTTGGGGTACTTGCAAATAATAATATTCGTGCAACAACCGCTGGAACTGGGTTGAAAAACATTTTCTTAAAAACTGCACAACAAGGGTTGTCATTTAATGATGCGATGGAGAAAATTAGAAATTCAACCACACCATCAATAACTGCTATGAATATGTTTGGTCAAGAAAACGCAACTGTAGCAGTAAAACTTGCAGAAAATCAAGATGCAATTGATGAAATGAATGCCAAACTAAATGACACCAGCGTGACTGCTGCTGGTATGGCTGAAATCATGGACAATACATCAGAAGGTGCAATGATGCGATTGAAATCGGCTACTGAAGGGCTTGGTATTGAATTTGGTGAAATTATGGCTCCAGCGATTGGAAAAATTGCGGATACTCTTTCATTGTTATCCATTGGTTTTGCTAACACAAATAAATATGTTAAAACTGCAATCACTGTTGTTGGTGGACTTTTGGCACTACTTGGACCAATTGCGTTGGCGGTTGCTGGTGTTAATGCAGCACTGGCATTTTTAGCAGCGAATCCAATTGTTTTGACAATAGTTGGAATAATTGTCGCACTTGGGGTTTTAGCAGCGGTATTCATGTATGTAAGGGATAATCTTGAAGCGTTTGGAGATTTTTTTTATAACATTTGGGTTAGTATAGTAAACATACACATTGATGCAATTTCAAAAATTGTGAAATCTATTGATGAATTTGCTGAAATGTTTAATGTTGATTTAGGTGCAACAAAGTTTTTTAATTCTTTAAAGATGAAAGCTCGAGAATCTAAAACTGATTTAAAGCCTTTTTCTGAAACAATTGAAAACATCAAAAAAGAATTTACGGAATTAATTGATTTAGACACCGAAAGTGCATTGGACATTGAACCTGAAAATGCTGATGAAGCAAAAAACACCATAAACAAAATTGTTGATAGTGCTGAATATCAATTAAAATTGGCAAAGGCACAAGGTGCTACACAAGACGAGTTGATAAAAAAGGAACGTCAACTATTAAAATTAAAAATTGCAACGGCTGAATCAGAACGTGAAAAATTAGTTGCAACACGTGAGTTAAATTTGTTCGAGGAAGAGCTTCTAACAAAGGAAAGAAAGTTAAAAATAACTGCTGACTGGAGTGGATTGGGTAAAATATTAGATGATATGAAACCCAAGATTGAAGAAAAACTAAATCCGACTGCAAAAATAGACATTAAGCCATTGACCAATGAAGAACTTGGTATTGTATTTGAACCAACTATATTTGAAAAAATGGGTGCGGAAGCTGGTGAAGCATTAACAAGTGGTTTAAAATCATTAGCAACTGAAGGACTTGTTTCTTTTGGTCAATTCATGGGGGATGTCATGAGTGGTGGCGATACGACAATGGAAGATTTTGGTCGTGGATTACTCAATTCAATTGGTGGTTTTATGGGTCAATTTGGTGAAGCAATGATTGCCATCGGTATAGCTGAAGCAATGGTTCAGGCATCTATTAAATCAATGAATCCAGCACTTGCAATTGCTGGTGGTATTGCATTGGTTGCAGCTGGTGCAGCAATATCAAACTTAAGTAAGAAAGGAATACAAACTGAAGGTGGTGGTTTAGCAAGTCCATCAATGGGGGGTGTTGGTGGTATGGGTTCACCACAAATGAACCCCATTGCTCTTGAAACAAAAGTTTCAGGTCGTGATTTAATTTTAGTACAAAATAGAGAAAAAGGTTTTTCAAGATAAATGAGCGGTGTAATATTTAGTAGTGAATTAAAATCAAATAATAATACACGATATAAAGTTGATTTATTTGGTGAAGATTATAATGGTTTGCCAAAAGTTGAAATAATTGGTGGAACTGGAACAACATTTTACATCAATAAAGATTGGAGTGATTTTTTACAAACTGGTCAAGATTTGTTGTTATATACATCATCATCAACACAAGCTGCAAGTGTAAGTGGTATTTTTTCAAATGGAATCACAACACAAATCACAACAAACATATCTTATTCAGCAACATTCACACATATTGGTTCATCTGAAATATTAGCAAATCAATTTAAACCAACTTTTTCACCTGATATTATTGAATTGCAAACTGAATGGAAGGGTGAAGGTGACGAAATACTTGGATCAATAAAGTCATCGAGTACATCAATTACTTATGGCAATAATAATGTTTGGTTTGATAGATTTTTTGAACAATATCAAATCACACAAGACAATAAATTGAAATTAATTGTTTATAGATATGATTCAGATTGGGTTCTTGAATGGGCTGGTATAATTGTGATGGACCTTGTTCAATGGGCCAATCAAACAAAGCCAACACCATATACATTTAAAGCTATTGATGGACTTGATGCGCTTAAAAAATATGAGTACACACAAACAACATTATCAGTAAATAAGATAATTGATAATATTTTTGATGTTCTTGATATACTCGGACTTACACAATTTTGGTCATCATCTGATGCTTATATACGTGAATCAATTGAATATCAATCAAGGGTTTTAGAAGCAACCACAACAACGGATGATTCACCGATTGATTATACATATATACCTGATAATTTGTTTATAGGTGACACAAATAAAAATCCAACTCAATACTTGTCATATTATGAAGTATTAAAAGGTTTAATGGATTTATTTAGTTGCAGAATATACCATGCAAGGGGTGTGTATTGGATTCAGCAGGTGAGAAATTTTGATAATGTTTCAATAAAATATCGTGAATATTTAAAGAACAAAACATATACTAATGACACATATTCACATCAAAAGACTGTTGGCAATTCAGGTAGTGAAAATTTAAATATTTTAGCTGGTGGAACGTTTGGGTATTTTGCTGGAGCATATCGAACACGAATTGAAGCAAAACAACACATTGAAGGTAAATTGCAAGTTGATGATGGAATAATTGTTTCTAGTAGATCAACTTTTGAAGGAATAAAATCAGCAAATATTGGCAACATAAAAAGTGAAGGAGTTGCAAACATTAGAGTTGCAATGAGGGTAAGACCAGCAACTGGACAATATGCAAATATTACACCTGATTACACGTGTAATATTGATTTAGAATTAACGAGTGGAAATAGATATATTAAAGGGGTAGGAAATGCACCACAACTTGAAGGAAAATGGTATGAAGATGCAATTTCTACAAATAGAAAATGGACTAAAAAAGTAAAAAATTCAAGTGGGGCAACTTATGTTTATTTTGACACACCAACAATAAATTTTGAAGCGGATAATATGATTTTTAAAATCACCACAACATATGATGGTCAAGATGATTTCAGAACTTTTCCAAATGGAACAAGTGGATATTCAAATGCTTTTTATATTGATAGAATTCAAGTTTTGTTTCCTGAAGAATTAAGTAATGACAATAATACAATGACTTTAGAAGTTGAAAATCCAAGTGGTTTTTATACAAAAGAAATTGAACTTGATCCATTAATTATTGTTGATTCTGAAATTGGCACATCTACAATTCAAAAAATATCAATTGATGAAAATTATAATAATGCACAATCATTTAGTTTGGTCGAATCAACGCAATGGGATTGTGGTTTTGATGTAAATCCACCTTTGTCAATTGCACGTGTAATGGAAGCAATGTCATTGCAAACAAAGCCAGTTGAAAAAATAATGACTTCTATTGTTGGTGATTATTATCCATTTAATTCATTAGCTTATAATAACAAAGTGTATGTGTTTAGTGGGTGTACAAGAGATTATTTGATGGATGAAATTGGCGGTGAATGGTTTGAAGTAATTGCAGCTAGAACAAACATACAAGTTACTAAAATAAAAGATGTAATTGATCCAGCGGACATTTCACCTGATAATGGTGAAGTAGTTGAAAAAACAAACAAAATATATAGAGGCATTGAAGAACTGACACCAATGCTTAATTCATCAGACACATATGCAGTATTCCAAAAAAATAGAATTATTGAAGATGGTGGTGTTTTTGAAGGCCTTGATTTTGTAGAAACTTTTTTTCCTGACGATTATGTTATGTCACAAATAAATATTCCACCATATGAAGGTGATAGAATTTATGAAGGTGATATTATTAGTGTAATAAATGCAAATAATAACAATGAAATTGATTATTTTGAAGTAACTTCAAATGTTGAAATTGGGGATGAATTTATTCAAATAGTACAAAAAGAAACATCTTATCCAATTGATGGCGGTCATATTCCGACATTCAAAAAGGGGGAAGTATTGGAATCAAACAAAGTACGTGCAGATTTATTTCAAATGAAAGGAAATGCACTTCCACCAACACCGGAAGGGGGTGGTGATTATTTTAAGAATGGCGAATTTATGTTTTATAACTCCCACATATATTGGAGGGATGTATTTGGCAATTATCATTCAATTCAAGGTAATACACATCATCCTGAATAATGCCAAGAATGCCAAAAAAGGTTTATTCATTTAAAGATGATAAACCAAAACAAAAAAAGAATTGGTTGAAAAACCAATCAGATTTAAAGTTTTACAACACACAAGCATGGCGAAAATTATCACTTGCATATAAAATGCAACATCCAGTGTGTGAAGTTGTGAATTGTCATCAATCATCATATTTTACTGATCACATTGTTCCAGTATCTGAAGGTGGTAATAAATGGGATGAAAACAACTTCCAAGCATTATGTCGTTCTTGCAACGCATCAAAAACTGCAAAACAAAGTAAAAAAGTTTACACAAATAAATTTGATTAATAGTACAAATTTGCGTAAATGATTGGAGGTGCTATTTATCAACTACTTAATGTTTCAACAATAACAAATTTAGTTGAGCAATTAAATTATGGAATTTCACCGCAAGAAAATTTATTTCCTCGAATAATAATAACCGAACAATCAACTCCTGAAAATTTTAAAGATGGGTATTCTATCATAAACCATGATGTTGAAATAAACATTTATTCAAGCAAAGTTAAAGATGGAAATGGTGGATTTTTGGAAGCATCAAATATTGCTGACCAAATTGATTTGATTTTAAATAGATTCAAGGGGGTAAGTGGTGGAAAAACAATTCAGCAAATTTATTTGTCCAATCAAGAAATTTTATTTGATGATCAGTCACAATGTGCAAGGGTTATCATGGAATATTCAATAAGAGAAAGTATTTAAAAAATGACAATAGAAGAATTAGTTGCTTTAAAAGGCGGAAAATATGCAGACAATGGTGCGGTTGTAACTGGTACAATTGCGACAAATTATAGATTTTTGGTAGTTAATGATGATGTAGTTTTTACTGCACTAACTGATGTTTTAGACAATGACATTCTTTCGGAATGGGGATTGACTGGGAAAACATTAACAAAAGGGATGGTGATTGCCCCAGCGAGTGAACGACCATTCAAAACTGTAAATGTCGCAAGTGGTTCAGTATTGTTAATCAAAATTTAATGATAGGTTTTGGTGTTCAATATAGTGCAATAAAGACATTCGATTCAATTGGTCGAATTCTTTTTGAAGCATACAAATTAAGAGTGTTAACCGATGGGGGTGTAGTTGAGAATCGAAGTTGTATAATTAATAGTTTAAACAGAATCAAATGAGCATATTAGACAAAGCAAGTTTAATCCAAATCCCAAGTGGGTATAAATCAACAAAATTATATTCAATAAAGCCAATCAACGGCGACGGCGATTTTACCTTTGCTCGCTCATCAAGTGCAACGAGGGTAAATAGTGAGGGGTTGATAGAGGTTGCTTCGGTTTTAGGAAGTGAGGAAGTAACGAATGGAGATTTTAGTGATGGCTCAACGGATTGGAATTTAGTTGGTGATTTTGTGGTAAGTGGTGGAAGTGCATCTATAACAAGTGCA